TTTTGAATAGTTCTCTTCATCTCCTCAAGCTTCTGTGCCTTTAGGATACCATTATCCCAAACCCACTCAACACCTTCCATGATACCTCTTACGAAAGCATCAGGAGCTGATGGATCAGCAACAATATCAGCAGCAGTAGCTAGATGAAAATCATCTTGTACTTCATTGATACCTTCTCTGTTTGCAACAAGAGAGCCCATACCTCTTGAAGATACACCCAGCTTTGCACCTTCACTCATAAGATTTTTTACAATAGTACCATAAGGAGTATCCATGATCTTTGCTTTACCAACAAAGTTCGAACCTTCTCTTACTAACTTCTGTGTCATGTGCGAAACACGCTCTAGATTAATGTTAGGACCAGATGGGTGGCCTAGTTCGCCAAACGCTCTGTTCTCTTTAACATACTCTGTATTGTATCTGTTAACTTCTCTTTCAAGAATGTTACTCTTATACATTCTACCGTTACGGTTAGGTAGATCAGCTTGCATGAAGATACCTTCAATGAAGAAGTGCTTCTTACCTTCTTTTTCTTCTACGAGAAAGTTTACACTCTCGTTAACTTCGCACATTAGTTTCATTTTGGTTCCTCTTAATACTCGCTAGTAAACGTTGACACTTTTTGGAAGTCAATAATAAGTGTACAATTAGATGATGTACAATTAACTACAACATTAGCTGCTGGATCTATTTGCAGAGCTGCACCACCTCCTGCATAATCTATGTAATCAGAAGCATTGTATATGTTGACAGTATTAGCTCCGCGCGCAATCTTCCAAAAACCAGTATCTAATCCGTACCATACTTGGTTAATATGAAGACCAGTTACAGTTTCATTAGCAATACCAGAGTTTGCTGAAGCTACTGTTAATTCTGTATTGGATGTAAAGAGGACAACAAACTTGCCGCCCTTTTGGTTAATTAATGTTCTACTCGCCATATTGTAGCTCCAGTTGTTCTAAAAATTCAATCATCTGATCTGGATCTTGCTCGAGGATTTGCTCAAAGATCTCTTTGTTTTCATCAGATAGATTTTCGTAAATTGTGTTGAGTAATTGAGTTAGTTCTTCATCTTCTGTCAACTCTTCTACTTCTTCTGCAACCTTCTTAGCAGTAGCAGTTGCAATAGCCATCTTCTTGGACATAGGCATGTTTGGATTTTCACGCTCGATAGCTTTAGCTACTTCTTCGCGTTTCTTCATCTCTGCTGGAGTAAGAGTCTTTTCGTCAATAGTGCCTTCTTTAATCATCTTGATCTTAGCACCCATTTCAGTAGCATCATCAAGCTCTGAATCAGAAAGATGCTCACCAACTTTAATACCATCAGCAAGATGTTTACCTACAGCATGTACTTTGTACTTGCCTTTACCAGCATCCTTGACATGAAGGGCCATAGGATGTACTTTAGACATCTCTTCGTATACCTTTTCATCATTACCTGGATTGTACCCGTGCTCAGTTTCACGGCTTACTGTTTTTATGTGTGTAGCATTAAACAGTTTGTCATCCTGTGTTCCACGATCATCAAGTTTATTTTTGGTAGCAATATGCTTATCCATAAACTTTTTCTCATCTTTGGATTTGGGAGTGAACCCATTCAAAATGTTATTAAGAGTTTTTGCCATCTGTTACTTCCTCGTAGTCAAAATCGTCTTCTTGTTGTTGTTCTTGATCTTGTTCTTGATCTTTCGGTCCAAAGAAGTGCTGGGCTACCTCAACCTTCTTTTGCTGAATGGAGTCATAGATTCTGCCTGCCATCAGTTCATTAAATACATCCTGCATCTTGGCAGGTTGTCCCTCGTAAGCATATCTCACAAGGTCACTCACTTCATATTGTGTTGTTGTAGAATCCATCGATACTCCTATTTATTGTTGAGGTTCTGGCGGTGGAGGTGGGTAGTAGATTTGATTGCTCAACTCTTGCTGAATCTGAGTGTCCATCTGTTCTCTATCCTCATCGCTCTGCTTGAAAATATTAGATCTAATCCAACTATGCGAATAATATTTACCAATGTATGGAGTCAGCTGACTGGCAACACCCAATCTTGCATTCAAGACATCAGTCTCTTTTAACTCTTCATAGTAATTATCTTTTGCATAATCAAACTTTATATATTGTGACATTGATTTCCAGTCTTCGACTGTAACAACACCCTTCAATACTAATTGTTTTTCAAGACATTTCAAAAATAATGTTGAGAACTTAGCTCTCATTCTTGATATAAATTTAGCGAACTTAACTTCGTCTCTAGTAATTTCTGTTGCTCTACCAATAGAGTAAGTCTGCTCTGTTTGCAATCTTGTTGCTGGAACATTGAGAGACTGATATAGTTTCTTTTGGAAGTATTCAACGTCTTCCATCTTACCAAGATTCTCACCACCAGGTAGTGTAGTAATCTCTGTTCCCTTACCACCTTCACGACGAGGAAGCCAATAATCTTCCAACATAGTCATGAATTTACGATCATCCCTAATCTCACCAGTAGTAGCATCATATACTAATCTGTTCTTATGACGAACCATCATATCACGAAGATATTGTTCTGCTTTCATCTTTGGCAGGTTACCAACATCAATATAAAAAATACGTCTCTCTGGTGCTCTAGATATTCTGTAAATAACAGTTGCATCTTCAAGCACTCTCAACTGGTTCAATGGCTTAATTGCTTTATGCAAATACGATATAACCATCGTACCGTTTGTATCCATTATACCGGATGTACAATGAACAATTGCATCCTTTGCTATCTTGACACCAACTGCAGAATAAGCTGCTGCACCACTGCCTATACCCTGTGCATTATAGCCTTTTTCATTGTAGATGTAATACTCTTTGGTCGTTTGAGTAACAACTGCTTCTGATTTAGGATCTTTCTTCTTCTTTTGCTCACGAATCTTTCTGATCTTTCTAGGATCAATATTTCTGAGCTCTTTGATACCCATACGAGGGTTCTTTTCATCTATGATAACATGATAGTATAATCTACCATCAATGTACCATCTCTTGAAAATATCATACGACTTATCTTCAAAGTTCAACAGGTTCTTTACATTGTTGAATTCAGAAATGATTGCGGCTTTGACATTGTCGGGATATGGTAGACTGCTTAGGTTAAGCTCAACAATCTTTTCATCTGTCTCTTGAACAATTGCTTCATTTACAATCTCTTCAACAGCTCTATCAATATCTGCTGTCAAAGACATATCTCTATATCTCGTAACTAACTCTGCTTCTGTTCTTGCAGTTCCTTCAAGATCCACATACGTTCCGTAAGATCCTCCAGCTGCAACAACAACAGCACCATCGTCATTAGACGGAGGTGCAAAGGAAACGGGTGGCTCCTCAGGAGTAACCCGTTTGAATTCAAATCCAAAAAGACTGGCCATATTTTATCCTATATTAGAAGAGGAGCTTACGCTCCCCCTCACTTCATTCCCAGTAGTCGTAAGACCAAGTAATACTGTATTCTTCAATCTGATCAGCAGATCCCCAATCTAAAGCGATTTCGCTAATGTTTGTTGGGAAACAACCAACCAGCTTAACCAATTTCAAAGGAGGTCCTTTTTTAGAATATTGACTGACTGTTAAGTCAACTTTGTATTCACTAGGAAATGCTCTGAAGTTAGTTGTCTTTTGGTTGATAATGTCAACCCATTGCTCAACTGCGTTTCTGATGATGAAACCTTCATCATTCATTACTGTTGTTGACCAATCACCGTATGATCTTTCACCAGCTATCTTAATTGTTCTACCACCATAAGGAATGGATACTTGGCCAACTGTTGAAGCTGGAAGGCTAGCAGAACGAACTAGGAAAGGACTGAACGGGATCAGAGCAGGCACTCCAGGAGGTGTTGAAATAAACACCTGGAAGAGTGCTGGTCTTGCAAAGTCAGTAGTGCTTACTAGCGACTTGAATGCATTTATACTAAAAGCCATTTATTATCTCCTTAATTAGAATCTACCAACAACTTCATCAAATGCGACACCTGATCTCACAGCAACAAAGTTAAGTTGGATGAAGTTAATGGATTTTGCTGGCTTAACGTATATATCTCCCACAAATTCATTTCTATCAATCACTTCGCCAGTGTTGTTTGACTCGTCGCAAACAACTCTATAGTCGTAAATACCTCTGCGACCTTGTACATCTCTTAGGAATGGTTCAACAAGAGAGACAAACTGTGCTCTTGTGAATTCGTCATTCAACTCGAATAGAGAGAACTTAGCTGCAGTAGAGATTGCTTTTTCCAATACAATGAACAATCTACGAACGTTGATACGATCAAATGCACTTGGCTTAGCCAATGCTGTCTTATCGCCGTAGAGGATTGTACCTTGTCCTGGGAATGTTGCAACAGGGTTAATACCGTTCTTGTACAACAGATCACGATCTGCTTGATCTGGGTTGTAAGCCAACTTAACAACATTCTTGATCTGACCACGGTTGAATCCAGCTGGAGAGAACCAAGGATCGCGCTGTGCGTCTGTGCGAACACATAGGCCAGCAATGTCACCGTTAAGTGGAATCCAACGGAATATATCGTTGTACTTGTCGTACTGGTATTTGTAACCAGAATCGATTACCAAGTATGAAGAAGATCTGCATGAATTTCTGAAAGTAACAGTATCATCAGACTCATCTTCTGCAGAGTTGTTAACAACGTCAGCTTTATCTGGTGAAGTCAAAACGATACAGTCTTTACGTGTCTCAGCAATGTTGTCTACTAGGTAGTTGGAGATCTGCTCACCATTCGTTCCGCCTCTAGACTTACCAGTCATTACTAAAGAGATATCAACGTTCTCTGCTGAAGCAAATAAGTCATATCCTGAAAGTACTGTACCGATAGCAACATCAGACTCTCCATCGCCATCCTGACCAAGTTTGAAGGATAGGTATAGTGGGTTTGTATTGATGCTTGCAATATTCAATGCAGTGTTTGATGGTGCACCTGTTCTATCGTTTCCGGCCCAAACATATTTGCTGTTTTCATTAATTACTGTTTCGTAGTAATTAGCAGCTCCGTCTGTTGTTTTGGCATCAGTTGCTCTTGAAAGACCTTTATAGACTTCTAGAATAGTACCTGGAACACCAGTAAACTTACCGTCTTCATCAGCTACAACAACGTGTAACTCATCAACAGCGGATGTGTTTCCTTGGGCTGCTTGATAGTCAGAGATACCTGGTGCTACTTGAACAGAGTTGAAATATTCCCAGTATCTTGAGAATGTGTTGCTTGAATAGTTAGTTGAGAGTTGGAAAACATTATCAACGTTTACAGAGAAGAATCTATGTGTTGTGTTTGCAAATGAAGCATTGGTACCCATTGCTGCAGGTAATCCAGTTATCTTCAAATATTGTTTACCAATAGAACTATTGCCAACTTCTAAAACATCATTAACATTCAACAAACCAAGAACAGT